TCCTGGCGCATAAAGCGCACTTGCACTTCATCCCCACCAGTTATTTGTTTAATCAAGCTTTCGGCAAAGCGCTGGCCGTAGCCGGTTTCCACGGTACTGGTAAAGCGCACTCCTTTGAGAGCCGCCAGCTCCACTGGGATAGTATCGTGTTTTTTCTCCATAAACACTTCAGGCCGGGTGGTGCTGGCATAATCGTCCATGACATACTGGATAGCTTCAATAAATTTACTTTTACCGTTACGCCCTGTGCCGTAGAGGAAAAAGAGTACTTCTTCGCCGCAATCCCCGGTTAAGCTGTAACCTACAGCCCGTTGGACAAAAGCCCGCACTTCAGGGTCTGGTAATACCCGTTTTAAGAAACTCTCCCATATCTCACTCGTAGTGTCCCGATAGGCTACAGGGCAAATTTTAGTTATCATCTGTTCTCTCCTGTGAGGCAGGAGCTTTCCTATCCTTAAATCTAAAATGCCGTTTTGCACATTTAAGAGCCACGGGTCAGTATCCAGCTGGTCTTGAGCCACCGGTAGATGGCTTTCGGCCAGGGTGATCATATCTCTTTGCCTAGTGCGGGACTCTGAGGTGATAGCCCATTTGAGCATGGCCCGGCGTTCAGTTTCATCGTAAATTTGCATGGCTTCTGCTCCAATGCGGCGCACGGTATCTTTGGCTTTGCGGTAAATCTCACCACTATCGTCTACTTCCCAGTGCTTGCCGTTCCAAATGAGCCATTTACCCAATTGGTAGCAATAGCGAAGTTCCTCCCCGTGGTGAAATACTAGTCTCTCGGCGTTTCCTGTATCTGTGCGGCGAAATATTCCACTGCCAAAATCACTAGCCGCTGAGCTAATACCCATCCACTCCCGCATCCGGCCTACAATTTTATCTCCTACTATTCCGGCAAGCTTTGGCCAGCCACTAACTGGCATTCCTTTCTGGAGTTTATCTATAGCGTAGCCTACTGCTTTAAGGCGCATATCCGCTTCATCATCTTTGGCAGCATCCACCACGGCCTCTATAAATCCTTTTATATCCTCCAGGCTCCAGCCGGCATGGGCCAAAGCACCAGAAAGGTGCAAGGCCGCATCCTGACGAGTGCCTTCCTTGGGCCAATGTTTGGCCAGTAAAGCAGCCGCTGCTGAAAGCCTAGCTGCTTTTTGCAATTCAACATTGGCTAGTTCTTTGGGCTTACCTTTACCCATCCAGGTCACTTTTTCGCCTGAGGGATGGATTGAAGGTGGGACCATAGTCTGGCCGCCAGTACTTCTGATTTCTAAAATTGTGTCATCGTTAATAGGGTCTTGGAACTTGGCTGTCTGTGCGCCAGGGCAGCGATACAAAAGATGTGCTCGTCCTGTGCTTTCTCTGCCAAAGGAAAGCTCGGTATCTGGCATTAGGTAGCTGGTTGTAATAACCGCCTCTGGTGTATCGCAATCAATATCTACAATCCAATCTGAAGGCTCTCCCAAGAGTAGGCCGATGTTATGGTCCGGGGTAAAGACGCTGTCGATTTCATCTTCCCCGATAAGGTGTTTGTTCCAGTTATCCTCTATTGGTTTTTTATCTCTAGGCTTTAAAGGTGTGCAGTGCCAGCCCCGTTTAAGCATCTGCCTGGCAGCTTCGGCGATGGTGTTAGTCATAAAGCCATCACCTCCAGCCTGCTGTTAAACCTTTTAACTGTAAGGCCTAATGATTTGGCTCTTTTGATTTCACCAGCCATCCCTTCTGAAATCCTCTCACCAAAGACCCATAGTTCATCACACACCCTTAAAAGCTCCAAGCCCATTTCCATCCCGGCTGCTCTCTCTTCAGGGATTTCATCATCTAGGAAAGTAGTAAAGATGACATGGGGTGCTAGAGGTATACCGCCCTGGCTGTAGATGTATCTGGAGAGGCTGATGGCTCTTTTGATGTTCCTTTCCACCTCGCCTCTCAAGGGAGAGCAGATATATATGACCGGCCTTCTCCTCTTTTGATCCATGAGCATCCGATTCAAATACCACTGGGCCTTCTGTAAATCTTCTTCCCCAGCCTTGTGTTCAAAGCGGGAAAGGTACTTAATGGCGTTCCCTGCTAGGTAACCTTTGAATTGCTCCTCGGTGAGCTTGGCTTTGATGAAATTAATGGTTTCTATACCGCCCATCTTGTAATACTCAGGGTTAATTTTTCCCATCGTTTCTTCCCTCCTTTAAGCGATTTTGCGTTCAATCATCGGCAGCAGACCTCTCTCGTTTTTCAAAAGGTCATAGAGGAACAGCCTGCCCTTCTGCGTCCAGTAGGTATGCATCACGCTTTTTTCAGCATCAATGGTGTGGGTCTTGGACTGGGTATAACCTTGATCGGCATAGTCCTGGTATAAAAGCCAAGTGTTGCCCATCTTATACTGCACCCCTAACTCATGGAGCAGCTTATTCATGGCTCGGCCTGACATCCCGTAATCCTTGGCAATTTTAGTAATAGGAACTAATGATTTGTTCTGTAAAATCAAATCATAGTAAGATGCTTTAGGTCTTAACTCGCCAATAATCTGTTTATGTTTGGCGTTTTCCAACTCCAGCTGTCTGGCTTTTTCTTTAGCCTTTTTGTATTCTGTAAGCACCTTTATTCCGAATTCAGGGTTACTCAAGACCTCATCGATGAGCGCATCAGTAGCATACAGGCCGTATTTTCTAATAGAAGGTAACACTTCATCAAACACCCATTTTTCAAACCGTTGTGCGGATGGTAAGTTGGAGCGGACGATCAAGCGGTAAAGATCGCCTTCGGGGATAAAGTTCATCAATATGGTCTTATCCGGACTCTGTGGATGGGGTAGGTCGTATTTCGCTACCCACCTACAATGCCTGTTTACTGCATCCTTTGGGTTTACATATCCCAGTATCCTGGCACATTCCGTTGCCGGGAAATACTCCTTGTTATCAATAACTAAAATATTTAACTCACCAAACTCCTTATGGTTAAACACTTTAATGTTAGTCATATCCAACACCTCTCAATCTTTCATGTAATAATCCGTTTCAAATCCCTCTGCCTTAAGTGGTAATCCCGGTGCCCAGTCAATATCCTCGCTCATAATCTCTTTCACTTCTTTAAGGGAACCAAAGCCACTGGGAACATCAAGCACCACTTCGTCATGGACATGGAAGGCAATTTTATACCCAGCAGCAGCAAGTCGTAATAGGGATTTGGCTAGACAATCCCTGGCGATTGCTTGAATAATATTCTCCGTCAATTTCCCGCCGTAGGTATCAATCCTGCCCCAGGTATTTCCTACTCTGATACCTTCATAGGTGAGCTTTTCTTTATTAAACCTTGTATCTATTTCAATCCTTGGCCTTACATAAGCTAAGCTTCTGCCGGATGGGAGCCTTATAAATAACACTCCGCTTCGGTAATAGAATTTAAGGCCATACCGCATATTGACTGCTGCTTTATTTTTTACAGCTCTTATTGCTGCATCTTCCACATCCCACCAGAGCTTGACTATGTTTGGATTGGATTTTCGCCAAGCAGCTACAATCTCCGGTAGCTCCTCTTCCTCAAGACCCATGTTTAAGGCTCCCATAGCTTTTAAGGCTCCGACACTGCCCTGATAACCACAGGCTAAAGTTGCCAATTTACCTTTTTCCCTTAGTTCATACTCTGGATTGCCCCTTGCGATAAGCTCCATAGGTACCCCAAACATTCGACTTGCAGTCATTTCATAAATCTTGCCATGGTCTTTAAAGGTATCAATCACCCAGCTTTCCCCGGCTAACCAAGCGATAACTCTTGCTTCAATGGCGGAAAAGTCTGATACTATAAAGCGATGTCCCTTTGACGGTATAAAAGCTGTTCTAATGAGTTGGGATAAAACATCTGGTACTGAATCAAATAACAGTTCTAAGCTTTCATAATCCCCAGCTAATAAAAGCTTTCTAGCAAGATTTAAATCCCTCATATTGTTCCGGGGGAGATTTTGCACCTGGACTAATCTACCTGCCCACCGACCTGTCCGGTTTGCTCCATAGTATTGGAGGAGTCCCCTTATCCGGCCATCTTCACCTATGGCCCTATCCATAGCCTCATATTTCCTAACTGAAGTTTTGGACATATCTTGCCTAAGCTCCAATACCCTAGTAACGGTGGGGTGGTTAGTTGTCTTTAAAAGTTCCTCCACTTTCCCCTTAGATAAACTATCTATTTGAATACCATGATTGTTTTCCAGCCATGCCTTTAGCTGGGCCGGGCTATTAGGGTTTTCCAGCCCAGTTAAATGGATGGCTTCGTCTAATAGTTCCCTTTGGTGTATTTCATCACAGAGAACTGCATTTTCCACTAACCCTATATCAACCCTTACGCCGTAATCATTAATGGCCTGATCTAAAAACCACAGCTTTAACTCCTTATTTGGCATAGGGTAATTCTTTAGCCTTTCCCGAATAGAACGCTCCACTTCTACGTCCTGTTTGCAGTAGGCTTTAAAGGTATCCCACTTCTTTGAATCATGCTCCGGAAGATTACGTGTACGACCGCCGTTTGCTTTAGTGGGTCTACAAGGCATGGAAAAGTATCTAATAAGGGCTTTCCCTTCGCTCATCTTTTGGTTAGCTAGGTTTAGACATTTGGCCACCTTTTCTAGGCTTGCTGGCAATCCCAAAGTCAAGGCATGGGCTTGGCTGCACCGCCACTCTTCTGCTGGCATTGGTTTATTAAAATGCTTTGCTAAACAGGTTCTTTCAAAGTTGGCATTAAAGGCAGTTTTAATTATGCTGGGATCTGTAATGGCCCCTGCCACATCATCAGGGATGCTTTCACCGCTGGCCAAATCCACTATTTCAACAGGTTTATCATCAAAGGCATAAGCTAGTAAAAGTATTTCAAAATCCTCAGCTTGAACGTAAGCGTAAACCCCAGCCTTACTGAGGTCTACGCTAGAATAGGTTTCAATGTCAATAGATAGCGTCTTCATGTCTTTACCCTAGAAGGTCCTCATCATCATCCATAGCTTCAAAATCATCTTCTGGCCTTGCCTTACCGCCTAAAGGCTCTCCATCTTCCAGCTTTTGTAGGTTTTGAAGTCCTGCAGCTATACCCTTATTGCCGTTGACGTTGTAGGCATAAAAGACAATACTTGCTCTACCATAGCAACCACTATAGAACTCGGTCTGGTCTAAAATTGGCTCAACGTTCCTATCTACGATACCTGGCTTTACAAAACTATTGGCATTAACGAAATAGCTGTTAGCATAAGCCTCATCATCGGGCCTATCGGTATCCCCATCTCTTAAGGGTGTTTTCAAATTGGCCGGTATTTTACCACCCAGCTTAGCAATACCTTCCTTCTTGGCTCCTTCAATGGCAGCTTTAATCTTTTCAATGGTCTTTTTATCGCTCTTAGGAATGATTAACGATATTGAGTATTTAGGGTCGCTGCCGTTTACCGATTTTGGTTCCCACACATTGGCGTAAGAAAATCTAACCTTTCCAGTAACTACTTTCATCTATATTTCCTCCTTAAAATCAATCTCTGCTGCACTTTTAACAGCAGGTCTGTTATCTGACTCCGGTGCTAATTTCACTTTCCCTGGGGGTTTTTCTATTAGCCCTGCTAAAAGCTCATTAAATTGTTTCTTGCCTACGGCTTTTTCCATCTTGGTTATGCCTAGTAGGACTTTTTCATAAATCTGTTCTTCACTATATCCAGCAGACGTTAACGCCTCTGCTACCTTGGCTTGGTCTACATACCTGCGATAACTTCGCCCTTCCACCAACTTGTATCCAGGCCATTTTTTACCGTTATTGACTGCCTGATCTAGCGCATAACCTTGTACATCCGAAATCCACTTCAGATATTCGTCTGCTGCATCTAGCACTTCTACAATCTCTTCATCTGTTAGAAGTGGAGGTTGTTTAAAGTCATAGCAGGCTATCTTCATATTTGCTTCTGCTCTAGCCCGGCAGATGGATCGCACCCTACAAAAGCGGCAATGCTCACCAGCCTTAAACTCACCCTCGCCCTTAAAGGCTTTCTCTGCTGTTTCTTTTACGGTTTCATTAGCCCAATGCATAAGATCATCCACCGTCATTTCATCGATGCTGATACTATCTAATCTTGGCTGCACGATGGTCATTCGAACAGTGCTTACTTCGTATAAACAGCCAAACTGGTTTAGAGCACCTAAGGCATAAAGCCGCATTTGGGGATTATCCTTTGCCGAGACTGGGATACCTCTGCCGTACTTGAAATCTATTACTTCCAGCACATCATCACTGACTAGAACTAAATCCCCGGTGCCAAAGCCTTCTGGAACCCAATTAGAGTAATCCAGCTTCATCTCTAAAAGCACCACTGCATCTTTTGTCCTGGATCTGGCTTCATTGATTTTCTCGATGGCAAATT